CTCTCTGTCGAGGTTTCATTGTTACCACGCTTTGACGATTTTTGCTTGCAGTTCTCTTCTCATGGTTGCTGCCCAGACTGCGATGGCTAGGCTCCAAAGCATGTCGTCGTGGCTGCCTTCGGGATGTGAAAACTGGAGGTGTCCCGATTTGGTGTAGGCGTATTCTTGTTCGTTGATTTGCTGGCAGAGGCGGAGATTGTACGGAATTCTAAGCCGCTTTTGTTCCATTGCGATTTTGAGGCAGCTAAGCAGTTCTTCTTTCGTCTTGGCTGTGAAGACTAAGCCTTCGCTGGGGGCGTCTTGGTTTTTGAGCTCTTCAAGAACTGGTTCGCCGACTCCTGTTTGGTCCACTTGGATGTTGCGAAACTGGAATCCTCTGTGCGCCCTGACAAGGTGCCCTATGACTTCCGTGTAAGGTGTTTCCTTTGGGAACTCGTGCAGGTAAACGAGTTCAAGGTTGTCGCCGTTGCGGTTTAGAACCGTGATTACGCTGTAGTCCTGAAGCTTGCCAAAGTCGCATCCGCCATAATATTCGCCTTCGGGAATTTGCTCCTCAAGCGTCGAAATAGGCTTAAGAGCTGGGTCTATGCAGCCTCGGATAAGGTCTTGTGGGAAGTAGCAACTTGAGGCTTCTACAAATTCAGCTTCGTACTCCATGCGATAAGCTTGGTCTGTCATGTTTTTCTGCATCTCCTTGAGGAACTCAGGTTTAATCAAGGGGCACTCGCTTGACTTGACTCTGTGAACAGAGTAGTCTGGGTTCATGAATGCCTTATAGAAGAAGTGGTCTCTGCCCCAAGGCGTGCTTAAGAAGACTGCATACCCATCTGTGGTTGAGAGCATTGGAAAGATGATCTGTGTGATGACCTGTTCAGGCATGAAGGCTGCTTCATCCATGATGCACATGTGGCTCGAATAGCCTCTGAGCAAATTCTCGCTGCATGGTAAGGCTATGATCCTGCTTCCGTTCTCGAATTGGATTACAGTCCTCGTGGCTCTCACGACTTTGTTCCGTAGGTAGGCAGTTGAGTAGACGAAGGCGGCTATGCGGTCGAACATTATCATGCTCTGCCGTAGGCTTGGGCTCGTTATGAGCACCGTAACATCGGGGTTGGTCTCGACGAAGTACAGCGCCTTCATCGCTATTGTTGTGGTCTTGCCCGTTTGACGGCCCATGCAGGCAACTATGCGTCTGCTTTTGTCATCTAAGAGTCTAGCCTGATAGGGAAAAGGCTTCACAGCAAGAACCTTCTCAGCAAATACGATTGGCGAAGCTAGGAACCCTTGATGCTTCTCGCGGAGGGAATCGCGGACCTTAGCCTCAACTTTTTCAAGCCGCTTGCTGAGGAGCCTCTGTCTTCTTTTCTGTCGCCAACTGCGCAACCAATGTCTCAAGCCTCTCGACACGGCTTTTCACCTCGCTGAACTCTTCAAGTTTGAAATAGAGGTCAAAGTAAACTCGGGCGGCTGAGAAGATAATGCGGAACCGCTCCAAATCATCCTTCGAGCACGTTTTCACGTCGCAGACCTTGTTGAAAGCATCAACAAAGCGCTTTGCAACGGTTTCGAGGTCGATAATCTCAGTTTCTCTGATTTGTGTACTCAAAGAGTTTTTTGTTTGTGTACACAAATCTACACCTAGCCTCTGTAACTGAGTCTCTATGGCGCGAAATGTGCGGTTGGGAAACTTACCAGAATTGTAAATCTGCTGAACGTTCAAGCCGTTCTTTACCATCTCAAGCAGGAGTTGATTATCAACTTCTGTCCATCGTGATCCACGACCCATTTTCATATCCTTCTACGCCTTTTTTTTGAATCATCATTAAAAGTTGCTGCTCCTCCTCTTTTGTCCAGTGTCTCATGGTTTTCACGTCTTTGTTCCAAGTAGAAGTCCAGTTATTGTTCCGGCGAGTCCTGTGATTGCTGCGAAGATTTCGGTGTTCCATCTTCCGAGAACGACGAGGTGGACGAGTTCCAGCGCTGTTAGGGCAGCGATTGTGACCATTGCGAACTGGACGAAGAGAACAAGCCTTTCACTCGGTGGAACCTCCTCAATCCTGAGCTTCATTCTTGTACCTTTCTTAACTGTGACCTTCATTGTCAGCGCTTTTCGGATTGCGTCCTTCAGGTTTTTCATTTATACTTGGTCCTCCGTAGATTCGATGTTGACTTTTATTCTAACCAAGGGTTTCCCATTCGTAACTTTCTTGAGAACGATGTTTGGGAAAGATTTCTGGTAGCTTCCAGCCATCAGAAGCACAATTTCCTCAATGAGCGGGACTGGGATCCTTGCTGCTCCCCACTGGTTCCACGCGCCGATGTACTCTTTGCCTAGTAGCAGGTGCTTCTGTTTTCGACCGCTTGTGCCGAGGTAGATGCCCCACTCGTGAACTTTGACTTCAGGCTTCTCGTGCTGGTTTAGCCTTCCCCTCATCTCCGAGGCGTCGAACCATTTCACGAGGATTAGGTCGCCTTTCTTGAGGTCCTCAAGTTTCGTTGTCTGCGTTTTTACGGTGCCTCCTGCAGTTTAAGCGTGAAGTACCGCACGAAACTTGTCGCCTTTGAGCCTCGTGGATAGTCGACGTTGACGCCGAGGATGTACACGTTTGTGGACGAAACCGAGTGCAGGCTGCCCTCATCGATGCTGAAAGAGACGGGGTTACCGGTCTTCGCCTTGTCCTGCAAGTGTTTGGCGACGCTGCTGCTCCACTGCACGTTTTCTTCATAGCACCTAAGGGTCCACGAACGGACAGTTCCAAAGATTTTCGCCTCTTTCCTGTACGTTGCGTCCTGCCATTTGTCCACGAAGGAGCCGACAACCTCGACGTTTTCGCCGATTCCGCCGCCTTCCACTTTCAGGGTTTTAGAGTCAATAGTGACTGTCATCTTTTAAGCCTCCAGATTGATGTCGATGTAATTTTCATAAGGAAAAGTTTCCACGAGGGGAAGTTTTCCCGCACGAATCTCGTTTATTATAGCAACAACAACATTCTTCATGTCTGTTGTGGTCAGTGGTCTGCCAACGAGTTCCCTGAGAAGTTTAAGTCTGTCGACAATTTCTTTTGCGTCTATGACCACCGTCAGAACTTGCCCGCTTAAATCGTATTGAAACGTCAAATAGACGTCTCCCGTGCTTCTTTGGACTTGAGTCAGTTTAATCATCTTATCTCACGTCCACCCCTATCACTGAAACACAACCGCCTAGTCCTGAAAGGAAGATTCCAACTTTGCCGATTTCGATTTTTTCAAAAGTGTAACTATAAGATAAAATACCTGTCCCGCTCGAGCTGCTATAATAATCAGTTGAGTCTCCAAAACTTGCTGCACGTGTCTTTCCAACTTTCACGCCTTTCGTGACATTTCCTGACAAGGGTTCTAAAACTGCATAAAACGTACTAGACTGCGTAAAGTCTGCGGTGACAGGTTCGTAAAGTCGGTCTGAAAGAAGCCACGGCGAGCAAGCAATGCTAATGTGGACAACCGTGTTTGCGTTGTCTTTCGCTATGTCGATTGCGTGAGTGCCACCGACTGTTACAGGATGATAGCACTTTGCGTAGCCATTTTCCTTGGAGTCCTCGTCTTGGTACCGTTCGCTCCAGGCAACCTGAACGGAGTCCACACTTACACGAACTCCGTTAGTATAATTTTGGCCTGGATTCTCGAAATACGTTACCGCATTAGGCGTATATGCAAAAACGTGAACACAGAAGACAGCATTTTTTAACGGTCCTACTGCGAGTTTTCTGGAACCAACTGTCTTGCTTATTTGGCTACTACATACCGCCAAGGCATGTCCAACTGAGTCGCTGAATTTCGCCTTGCCCAATTGAAAGTTACTTACGTGAGCCTGATAGGTTTCTCCGTCAGTTCGCACCTCTATTATAACAGCGTAAGTCCCAGCGCCTAACCAAGCAAGTCCATGAAATGTCGTATTAAGGGTGCCATAAACTCTTGCGCCGTGAACATAATAAGAACCAATTTTTAATCGGGCGTAAGCAATAGATCCACTATTCACAGAGTGAAGGTCATAAGTGAAAACTACTAATCCGTCCTCCGTAAGAGTGATGTTTCCATAATTGTGAATTGCCACCCAAGACGTACTGGCAGCGCCGTATTCCGTAGCATCATTAATTAATCGTTCTTCGCTTTCCAGAAGCCTTACTTGTTCACTAAACAACATTAATTAACCCTCCAGTTCTGATGCGCTTGTGAGTTGCAGGTGCGCCTTCGCTCGAAGCCTCAACAAGCACGTTTTTCAAAATTTCCTTAATTTTCTCCACTGCTACGTTGACGGTTTTTTCGTCTGCGGAGCCCTCGATATATACAAGCGGACTCGTAATTGAGACTGAATATCCTATGGGCGGGACAACCGTAGGACCAGCAGCAATCGGTGCCGTCTCAGGCGCAGCAACGGTTCCCGCAACGGCTTCACCCATTTCGCTGAACATGTCGACAACGTTTCCAAGACCCTCCTCCGTCTGCGCCTGCATTTGACTCAGCATTTCAGGCCAGATGCTTTCCTCGGTTAGTTCACTTTGGAGTTCTTCGGCTTCCGCCTGCAACTCTGCTATCATCTCTTCGTAACCTTCGATTATCTCGTCCCAACCCGTTTGAACTATCGGTGGCAGGTTCGAGGACAAATCGTAACAGGCAGAAGTCAAATCTCTCGTTAAATCTGCAAACTCGGACTTGATTGAAGCGATAAGAGCGTTCGTGGCGGAAGTTAGATAGTCCGAAGTAGAATCCCACGTAGTTGTCAACTCGTTGCACATGTCGTTCCATTCGCTTCCGCCGACAAGCCAGTTGTACAGGTCTGTGAAGGCGTTACTGACCATTCCGCAGAAATCGTTAACTGAATTTATCATAGGACCTACGGTGGAGTTCCAAACTGTCATAAGTCCACTAATTAATGCGTTCCAGATGCCTCCGACAGTATCAGACATGGTCGTGAAGGAGGAAGACATAATGTCCATGAAAGACTGAACAGCGTTTACAACAGGCATTATTAGAGTGTTCCAACCGGTATCAAGTCCTGTAAGCAGGGCGTTCCAAAGGTCGCTTACTGCCGTCGTAAAAATGTTCCATCCCGTAGACACGCCTTCGCAGAACGCAGTTATTCCCGATGACAAAGTTCCTGAAACCGTATTCCAAATCGTATTGAGTCCCGTCATTATCGTGTTCCAGATTGACCCTAACGTTTCTGTTACGGTTCCCCAGTTCTGAATCAAATACGTGATTGCTGTGATTGGACCGAATAAAGCAGCCTGAATAGGGTTATTCGTGATAACATTCCAGAACTGCTGGAAAATGTCGATGACGGGAATTATCACGTTGTTCCAAAGCCACGTTAAACCCGCAACAACCCAGTCTATCGCAGGTTTAAGGTTGTTCATGAGAGCCTCTCCTGCAGCGTTAACTGCGTTTCGGAAGGGTTCGTAGTACGTGTAGGCTGCGATGATTGCGGTTATGAGTATGCCTATGGCTGTGACTATAAGCATAATCGGGTTAGCATTCATCACAATGTTCAAAAGGTTTTGAGCCGCTGTCCATGCCCCTGTCACCACTTGAACACTGTTGACCAGAGTTATCATTGTGGGAATCACTGAAATGGCTGACATAATCATGGTTTCGTTCAAGTTGCTCTGCATCATTTCCGCCCGTTCAACCGCAACCTGATATCGTTCTTGAGCCAATTCAACGTCTTTGGCAGCTGAAACTGCCTGTTCACTATCTGCCCCATATTTTTCGACGGCAGCATTGTACTTTTTTTGGGCGTCTTCAACTGAATTAAGACTTGTTTTAACAGCCAAGTTCGCCTTGTCAACGCTGACAGTCATGTCCTGAACTCGGTCGTAAGCGTTGTAAAGGTTCATGGCAGAAGTAGCAACACCAGCGAAACCCGTAACAAGTTTTGTCATGCTGGCATCCATGTTCTTTTGAGCTTCATCGACTGCTTGAACGCTTGTTTCGATTTGACCCATCGAATTTTCTGCGTTGCTGGCAAGAGTCTTAAGAGCAGCAGACGCTTCGTCTAACGCTTTTGCAGTTACAAGAAGTTCGGGCATACTCAAGTTTATTCACCCCGACTTTGTAGCCACTTTTCAGCGAGATCGTTTAGTGCGTCTTGAAGAAAAGGAAGGTTTTGTTGTATAGCTGGTGTTAAAAAGGGTCGTGGCGCCATCTTTGAGGTTCCGTATTCAACGTAAGGTGCATATTCGACCTGGCTGCCTACTTGATACTCGCCATCAGATCCTTGGAACATAATACTATGCTGCAGCGTGCCTGTGCGGACTGGAACGACAGCTTTCGCGTCGTCGACAACCTTCTGCAAGTAAAGTTCCAATGCCTCTGCCATAGGCTTCTCGAAGTCTGCAACCTGATTCAGCGCCTTAACTAGGTTTTTGACGCCTTCAATCTTAATGCTCAGTTGAAACATTCCTTTCTTCTCCTTTAGTCTTAGGTAGAACCTTGGCAAGGTCGTCTAGGCTGTGGGTTTCTTTTCGTCCGCCCTCTTCTACTGCAGCACTCGCTAGCTCCGCATCGTACGCCATGCTTTCAAGCCAGAACTGCACTTGCGCCATCGTCATACAGCGGATTTCG